CATTGATTTGACCTACCCGTAAGGGGGGGGTAATCCTATGAAATGGAGAATCCAACATGAAGCATGATCGAAGAATAACTCTTTCCGTTGGTAACAACCGCCGTGCTACCATCTGGAATCAAACAGCATTCACCATCTCCGAACTGTATGAGCGTTTGAGTACACCCATTCGCGGTACAGAGTCCCTGGCTGCCTATATGTCACTGAAAAAAGCTCAGCAGGACGATTTGAAGGATGTCGGCGGTTTTGTCGGCGGCTCCCTCAGTGCCCCTCGGCGCAAGGCTATCAACATGACCGGACGTGATATTATCACCCTGGACTTTGATAATGTTCCCGGATGGCAGACTGAGGCTGTTATCGGTAAGGTTGAAGAGTTGGGTTGCAGCTATGCAATTTATAGCACCCGCAAGCACACTCCCGCAACGCCCCGGCTGCGCGTGGTGATCCCATTTGACAGAACGGTTACGCCCGATGAATACGAACCCTGCGCCCGCCGTGTTGCCGCCCATATCGGTATCAGTATGGCGGACCCCACCACATTTGAAACGTGCCGCCTCATGTATTGGCCCTCCTGCAGTGCTGATAGTGAGTTTGTTTTCAGATGTAAAGATGCCCCGCTGATTTCTGCGGACTTCCTGCTAAGTACCTATGCAGACTGGCACGATTATATGAGTTGGCCGCAGGTCCCTAACGCCGTCAGCTACCAGAAGCTGGCAATGAAACAGGGCGATCCTCTGGAAAAGCCCGGTATCGTCGGTGCATTCTGCCGGACTTATGATGTGTTAGCTGCCATGGATACGTTCCTACCGAAGATCTATGACCCCGTGGAAACCATGGAAGATCGGTACACTTATCTCGGCGGATCTACCACCGGCGGCGCGGTGATTTACGATGATGGAAAGTTCCTTTTCAGTCACCACGCGACTGACCCATGTAGTGGACGGCTGGTAAACGCATTTGATCTTGTCCGGCTCCACCGCTTCGGAGATAAGGATAATGACTCCAACCCGGATACACCCGTGGTTAAGCTCCCTTCGTACAAGGCCATGTGTGATATGTGCCTGCAGGACAAGGGCACGATAGCTACACTGAACAGGGAACAGCATGAGCAGGCAATGCGTGATTTTGAGGGCGTTGCGGGCGGGCACCCAGAAGATGATGATACCGAATGGGCTGAGCGTCTGCAGCGTAATCAAAATGGTGCTGTCAAAGGCACAATCGATAACATCCTGATTATCCTTGACGGTGATCCGAAACTGAAGGGAAAATTCGCCCTTAATCAGTTTGCTGGACGTGGTGAAGTGCTGGGCGCTCTGCCCTGGAGCCAAAGTGAAAAACGCCGTCTCTGGTCTGACACTGATAGCAATGGCCTATACTGGTATCTGGAAAAGACTTGGGGTATTACCAGTCGCGGCAATATCGACAGCGCTTTGGATATTCACGCATCCACCCATGCTTTTAATGAAGTGCAGGACTACATCAAGGGCCTGCAATGGGATGGAGTACCCCGGCTTGACTCCCTATTCATTGATTTCCTGGGGGCGGCTGACACCGAATACAATCGGGCTGTATGCCGTAAAGCCTTTACCGCAGCAATCGCCCGCGCTATGGTCCCCGGCTGCAAGTATGACAATATGCTGATCCTAGCAGGCCCGCAGGGCCTGGGCAAAAGTACACTGCTGGATAAAATGAGCCTCGGATGGTTCAATGACAGTATCCGCACATTTGAAGGAAAAGACGCATCCGAACTGCTGCAGGGTGTTTGGCTCGTAGAAGTCTCAGAACTGGATGCCTTTAGAAAATCCGATGTTTCCCGTATCAAGCAGTTTCTGTCCCTTCGGGCTGACCGCTACCGTGCTGCCTATGGCCGTCATGTCAAAGAACTCCCCCGGTGCTGTGTGTTTTTCGGCACAACCAACACAGATGAATTTCTCTCTGACACCACTGGCAATCGCCGATTCTGGCCCGTGGACGTTGGCGAAACTCCCCACGATAAAACCGTGTGGAAGGATCTCACCGATGAATATGTCAGTCAGGTGTGGGCCGAAGCTAAGGCACGCTGGCAGACTGGTGAATCTCTATATCTCAGCGGTGAGGTTGAGGAACAGGCCAAGGCTAAGCAGGAAGAGCATAGAGAAGTATCCGTGCGTGAGGGTTTGATCCTTGAATTTATTGACAGGAAGATTCCCGTAGATTGGCACAAGTGGAGCATTGACCGGCGGCGGGACTTCTGGGCCGGACAAATGCACACGCAAGAAGACAGTAAGATTGAACTCGTTGAGCGGGATCGTATCTGTGCCGCTGAGGTATGGTGTGAACTTTTCAATGGCAGTATTAAGGATATCAAGGTCATGGATACACGAGAAATCAATGCAATTATCGCCAGTGCTAAGGAGTGGAAGCGGTGCGATACAACTAAGCGATTTGGCCCGTATAATGTACAGCGGGGCTTCATCCGAAGTGGCAAAAAGGCGTAACAGTTGCCGTAACAGTCAAATGTTACAACATCTGGAATGTTACAATCAGGCGTAACAGTGTAACAGCGGTGTAACATACACTGTTACGCTAAAAAAACCTAGAGTATCAACGGTTTTTTGTAAATGTAACAATGTAACATTATTTTCTAATAAACATATAAAAATATAGGTGTTATGGCGTATATGTACGTCATAACCCGCATAACACGCATATATGCGTATATTATATAAGAATTTTCAAAAAGTGTTACAAAGGAGGAATTTTATTGCTTGAAAGCTCATTAGAAAGCTGGTTGAGAAAACGGGTTAAGGCGTTGGGCCACGGCGCACGATGCCTTAAATTTGTAAGTCCTGGCTTTTCGGGCGTTCCTGATAGAATGATCCTGCTTCCCGGTGGTCATTTGATTTTTGTAGAAATGAAGAAGCCGAAGGAGAAGGAACGGAAGCGACAGGAATACGTGCAGAAGCTGTTGCGTGACCTGGGCTTTGATGTGTATTCCAGTGTCAATACGATGGATCGTATCTCAGAGGTTATTAACAGGTGCAAGGAGGTTTTGAGGGATGAAGGATTACAAGCCCCATAACTATCAGGAGTATTGCATTAACAGGATTATTGCGGATAAGGCGATAGGCCTGTTTTTGGATATGGGACTTGGCAAAACCTCTATCACCCTGATGGCTATTAAGCGGTTGAAGTATGAATATTTCTGCGTGCATAAGGTGTTGATTATCGCGCCTAAGAAAGTAGCGGAGTCCACATGGAACAGAGAAGCGGCAAAGTGGAAACAGCTCAACGCCCTTCGGTTCTCTTTTGTCCTCGGTTCTGCCGCTCAGCGTATTAAAGCCCTGCAGACTACCGCAGATATTTACATGATTAACCGTGAAAACGTGCAATGGCTTGTGGATTACTACCGGCATGACTGGCCCTTTGATATGGTGGTGATCGATGAAAGCAGCAGTTTCAAAAATCACCAGGCCAAGCGGTTTAAGGCGCTGAAGCTGGTACGCTCCAAAATCTCCCGCATTGTTGAATTAACCGGTACGCCTAACCCCCGTAGCCTTTTGGATCTGTGGGCACAGGTTTTCTTGCTGGACAGCGGCAAACGCTTAGGGCGCACCATCACCGCATACCGTGACGCATACTTTACCCCAGACAAGCGCAGCCGGACTACAATATTCAGCTATGCCCCAAAGCCGGGAGCCGCTGAAGAGATCTACAGCCGAATCAGCGATATTTGTATCAGCATGAAAGCTGAGGATTATTTGGAGTTGCCTGAGCTTGTCTATGAAGATATTCCCGTAATGCTGGACTCCGCCGCCCAAAGAGCGTATACCCGTCTTGAGCGTGATACGCTGCTACAGGTGGACGATGAAAGCATTATCACCGCCGGTACTGCCGCCGTGCTTCGTCAAAAGCTGTTGCAGCTCTGCAATGGTGCTGTCTATGATGAAGAGGGCAATGTAGTGGAATTGCATTCCTGCAAAATGGAGGCCCTGTTGGAGGTTGTGGAACAGCTTAACGGGCAACACGCCATTATCTGCTATAATTTCAAGCATGACCGGGAACGCCTGCTATCTGCCTTAAAAGCTACACATCTGCGCGTGGAAGTGTACCAGGGCAAACAGCAGGAGGAAGATTGGAACGCCGGAAATATTGATTTGCTGCTTGTTCAGCCCGCGAGCTGTGGCTACGGCCTCAATCTGCAGGAGGGCGGGCATCATATCATCTGGTTTGGCCTCAATGACAGTTTGGAGCTTTACCAACAGACCAATAAACGTCTCCACCGGCAGGGGCAGCCGTACCCCGTTATCGTGCATCATCTTGTGGTGCAGGGCGGCACTGATGAAGACGTTATTAAGGCTTTGGGCGGTAAGGCTGACGCGCAGGACTGCTTGCTTGAAGCTCTGAAGGTACGGATCAGACAGGCAAAGGAGGCCGCATGACTGTAAAAGAATTATCTCAACTGTACCACCTCAACAGAGAGGTGGAGATGGATCAAAAGAGGCTTGCAGATTTGGATTCTGAAATTCAACGGGACGAATCACGGCTTGCCGTCCTGGAAGCAAAATCCACATCCGTATCCTCTCCCGCCTACGATGGTATGCCCAAAAGCCCCTCTGGTGGAAATCAGATAGAATGCAGCGTTGCAGAGCTGGTAGATCTTCGGGATCTGATTGCCCGTAAAAAAGCGCTGCGTTCTGAATGTGCTATGACGATTCATGCAAAGCAGATTCTCTGTTTAACTGAGCGCAATCGCCTTGAAAGATACATAGCCAATGTGCCGGACAGCTTGACCCGGCAGATTATGACTCTGCGCTTCATTAACGGCTTGGGCTGGTGGCAGGTGGCATATTCCATCGGTGGTAATAATACTGGGGATAGCGTTCGTATGAATGTAAAACGGTATCTGGAAAACGAAAATACAGCTGACCAATAATCCTGTTCGTTCTGTTCGTTCTTTTCTCTAAGGACGTGTTACAATGCTAGAGTGGATTTTTGGACACACGGAGGCGGCTTCGGTTTGCCTCCGCCTTAGCTGACTTCGTGACGATCCACGCCCCCGGCGCTCTCCCTTCGTCGGGGGTATTAAATAAAAAGTGAAGGAGGCGGAGTGCCCGTGTACCGGCAGGGACGCAACTATGAGAATCTGAACAGGTGCATATTTGACGGTACGGGTACATACGGCATTCCTCTCCTAGACCCTATAACGCTTGATAAGTGCAACCCTGATAGCTTTATCGGTTTTAACTATGCCAAAAGCTGCAAGGCGCCGCACAATAAAGGTGTTCATTTCTTCATCGATGATTACCAGTTTACCCGGTGTTGGAGTAATCCAGACGCATACATTGAGCTGCTGTCCGGCTTTAAGGCAGTATGCGCTCCTGACTTTTCCACATACACCGATTTTCCCAGGGCGGTGCAAATCTATAACCACTACCGGAAGCACTGGCTGGGTGCTTACTGGCAGCAGAACGGGATCAATGTCATTCCTACAATCAGTTGGAGCGACAAAGAAAGTTTTGCATGGTGCTTCGATGGCGAGCCTGTAGGGGCTTGCGTTGCAGTATCCTCTGTGGGAACTCAGATGAATGCACAATCCCGTGCTCTGTTCCTAGCAGGCTACAACGAAATGCTGGCACGGCTTCAGCCCCGGCGGATCTTCTTTTATGGCCTTGTTCCGGATGAATGTGCTGGTAATATCGTCCAGCTTGCCGCTTTTCAGGACAGTATCAAAGAGCGGTGCAAACGAAACAACTAATAAACACGGCCCCCTATCACAATGGTCTGAGTGCTACGATCCGCAAAGGCGGCGTGGGCGGCTTGCAACGCAGAGGGGTTACACGGCGGGTTAGCTCAGATGGTAGAGCAGCGGATCTATAATCCGAAGATCACAGGTTCGAGGCCTGTACCCGCTACCAACATGGCATCTTACTCAAGAGGTTTAAGAGGTCTGTTTGCTAAACAGATAGCCCCGGAAACGGGGGCGCAGGTTCGAATCCTGCAGGTGCCGCCAGTGGGGTTTTCTCATTTACCCACTTTCATCTTCATTCCTTTCTTTTGTGTGTGCAGACGCACATCTGCTGCAGTGGCCCCCGCCGCTGCAGCACTCTTTTTACTCTTTTCTTCGGAGGTGTTCACATGGGCGGCAGAGGCGCATCTAGCGGACTATCCGCAAAAGGCAAGCCCTACGGCTCCGAATTTAGCACGCTGTTAAAAACAGGTAATATCAAGTTTGTGCGGTATAATGATAGCTCTGCAGCAAAAACACCGCAGGAAACAATGACAAAAGGCCGCGTGTATGTGACAGTTAATGCCCGAAACGAGCTTACCGCAATCACATACTATGATCGGGAGGGCAAACGAAATAAAACCGTTGACCTCAATCACAAGCATGACGGGAAACAGCCACACACGCATCATGGGTATAACCACGCAGAGGGTGGTACTACTGGCTTATCGCCTAAAGAGGTCGCGCTTATTGATTTTGTCAGGAGAACGTGGTACAATAAGCACAGCAAGTAGTCGTATAGGGTGAGTACACGGTGTTAGCCGTTGCCCCGGTTGAAATCCGGGCGCTTGCTATGGGGTGCAGAAATGTGCCCCTTTTTCATTGCAAATATTCAACCGTCAGCGGATTTCCCGTTGGCGGTTTTTTCATATCAAAAATCAAATGAACTGAGGTGGAACAAATGCAGTTAGACCAATTCAGAAGCGAATTTAAGAGGCTCAACGGTGTATATGCGACTGATGAAGTCGTGCTGTTCCGCAAACCCCTTGAGTTGTACAGCCTGACCACAGGACAGACAATCGCAACATTCCGAAATCTGGATGAAGCTTTGGCCTTTGAGATCGACGGTAAGACTCTGCTGCAGCGGATTAGTGCATGGTCTGAGATCGTTTTCCCGGTTGAGCATGGCGGCAGAGGCGGCGGATCTGGTATGGGCTTTGATGGTGGTTGGCCCTCCGCAGGCGGAGGCAATAGCAAGGATGAAACCACATCTGACTTTCCCGCCCGCATGAATACCCGGCTGAGTGTTAACCGTACCTACGAGGATATGGTACGGGCTTTTGCTGCAGCCCACGCAAGCGACGATATCGAACACGGTATTGTCGTTGATTCTCAGGGCTTTGCGACTAAATACCGCCACGGCAATGCTGGATCTATCTCCGGTCTGTCCGGTAGCCGGTCTGAAATTGCTATTCACAATCACCCTAAAGACGGCTGGCCCACGTTCTCTAAAGAGGACGTTATCAATACCGCTATGGGGTCACGTCGGGGCATTGTTGCTGTCAGCTCCAAGCAGGGGCGCAGTGCAGAAACCGCTAAATATGCCGGTACTTACTCTTTCGTAAAGGGTAATCGTTTCGACGCATCCGGCTTTATCAAAGGCGTCAACAGGGCGAAGCTGTCCGGTAAGGACTATAACGACGCTGTTGATAAGTGGCTTCGGAACAATCAGAAGAAATACGGCTACAAGTACAGCTATATCCGCGCATAAAAGAATCAGGCCTCAATTCTGAAATAGGAGGTGTGAAACGTGAGCAGACCACAGGACAAGCACCTGATTCCTCTTACTGAGCGCAGTGAAGAAGAGGCTCACGCTATCCGCTCCGCTGGTGGCAAGGCCTCTCAGGAAAAGAGAAAGCGCAGACTTGAGCAACAGTATCTTTTAGGCAAATATGCAGGCGTTCCCATCCTGGATAAGCGCACAGTTAAGAAGTTTGAGCGCATGGGGTTTGAGAGTGATGAAATCACCAAAGCCCTTGAGATCACAGACGCTATTATGCGAGGTGCAAGAAATGGCGATCCCCGTATGATTGAAATTTATCTGCGTCTTACCGGCGAGGATCGTCCTGAGCCTCCGCAGAAAGAAAATAATCTGCTTGAGGCCCTTCAGAATATGACAAAGGAGGATATGGACACCGATGACTTACCAGAGCTTCAGCAAGAGGCAGAAGCTGACGTTGACATGGTGGAACAGGCCGAAGTTTAAGGATTATGACGGCATCATCTGCGACGGCTCCATTCGATCTGGTAAGACGGTTTCTATGTCTGACGGCTTCATTCTGTGGAGCATGAGTTGCTTCAACGGTCAGAACTTTGCTATTTGCGGTAAAACAATCGAAAGTTTACGCCGCAACGTTATTACCCTCATGCCGCAGTGGCTTGAGGGTATTGTATCAATCACAGAGCGCCGCAGCGAAAACAAGCTGATTATCACTAACGGCAAAACCACCAATACATACTATATGTTCGGCGGTAAAGACGAATCGAGCTACACACTTGTGCAGGGTATCACGCTTGCAGGTGTGCTGTTTGATGAAGTTGCCCTTATGCCCCGCTCCTTTGTAGAGCAGGCCATGGCCCGTTGCTCTGTGGACGGGTCTAAATTTTGGTTTAACTGTAACCCCGAAAACCCCGGCCACTGGTTTTATGTGGAATGGATTAAAAAAGCCAAAGAGCGAAACATCCTGTATCTGCATTTCA